ATTCTGGATAGCGGTATGATCAATATTTGATTCTTCTACATCAATAGATGCTGTACCTCCACCATCATCTGTAACAGAAAGAAGATCATTAAAGTTTATAGTGTCAAAAATACCAATAGGCGCACCACTATCCCGCAAAGTAACATTACTTCCAGAACCAGTATCACCTTTTAATCCAATAACTTCTTGTATTAATGAAACACCAACCCTGGCATCTCGCCATGTTCCAACAACAGTATTTGTTTGAAAACCAATAATATCACCTTCAGAAAAAGCGATAGCAGTATTAAACTCAAAAATTTCACTAGAACTATTAAAAGTAGCTGTACCAGCAGAAACAAAATTAATCATTACGTTAATACTTACACTTGTACCAGCAGAATCGCATTCGATAAAACATTTTTTAATCGTTCCAGAGTAAGTGGCAACAATGCCAATAGCACCAGTAGCACCATTACCATAACTCCACTCATTAGATCCATTGGCAAGAACACCATTTTCTTCAGCCCATATCGTGTTGTAAATTTCAGTTGGAGCTAAAAAGTCTGCCCACCTAACACCAGAAGCCTCCGAAGAGTCAGCTAAAAGAATATCTCCATCAGTACCAACGGGAACCCTTACCACATTCGCACCATTCTCAACCAAAAGGTCACCCTTGGTAGTGGTCGGAGTTACTTGGTCTATAGTTACCGAGTGAGGGTTAGATATATCGGCAATGTGACCATCGATCTGAGCATGTGTGTTCACACCAACATTTTGGATAGCTGTGTGATCAATAGATCCCTCTGTGAAGTGAATGCTTCCATCCGCTATATGGCTATCAATTTGCGCGTGAGAGTTTGACCCAATGTCTTGTATATTTAGATGGCTAATAGAACCTTCTGTGAAGTGTATCGAACCGTCAGCGATATGGTTATCAATATCCGCATGAGAATTAGTACCAATGTTTTGAATGGCTGTGTGATTTATGCTGCCCTCAGTAAAATGTATTGATCCATCAGCAATGTGAGAATCAATCTGAGCATGCGTGTTTGTTCCAATATTTTGGATGGCAGTATGGTCGATAGAGCCTTCGGTGAAATGGATAGAGCTATCGGCAATATGAGCATCGATCTGCGCATGCGTATTAGAGCCAGCGCCACTTAAATTTTGGTGGACGATATTAGATTCAACAAGCTCAATCTGTCTTTGCTCGTTACCACCACCGTTTAATGTGGTCAGTGATATCCTGTTGTTAGCAGTAACCAGCTTATCTTCAAGATAACCAGAAGTAGTATCATCGTCAGAAACGCTGACCTGATCACCAGGGGTAATGATATCAACGCAATCAGCAAGCAATATAATGTTTCTAGTAAGCTCAAGATAATCCTCGATTACTCTTTCATTCCAATTAGTAAGCGCACGAAGCTCCTCTGCTGTTCGCAGAAGACCTTCTAGCCTGGATACAATTGTACTAGCCATGAGTGATCTTACCCATAGCAAAAGCCATTCTGGATCGAGACGCACCCCTTAGTCGCAAAGAAAAATAGTCCCGTACATAACCAAGACGCCTAACAATAAATCGCTTGTCGTACTCTTGGATCATTCCATACTCAACTATTTCTTGCTGGCTGTATGAAATTCCCTGATAAGTAATAGAAACAAAAACAGAAGCATCCTCAGTACCAGTAAACCCTGGAATAGTTTTTATCTCAAACTTATCAATAGAGTCATCTTCTATAATTAAGAACGGAGAAAACAAAAGCCATTCAATAATATCATCGTACTGAGTAGAGACAGTATCATCCATAATACCAATTTTTCCATCAGTAAGATCGCCAACAACCCACTCACCAATCCTTGCATCAAAAATAGAATAAGAGGCTCTATCAGGCTCAGTTCCTAGGATGTCAGACTTCAGGACGCTCCAGGCATAATCAATACCAAAAGATTTAGCTACCGTCTCATTAAACAACAAAGTTTCGTTTGGTAGATGTATTTTTATGAATCGAGTTTTATCAATGGTGTAAGACTCCATGTGAGAGTCAACGAGATCCGTTTCTTTATAAGCCTTCAAAAGCTTTTCGATTTCTCTTGTGGAAACTTTTTCCGTCTGACCAACATTAAGCGCATAAACGCCTAGCGATTCTCTTCGACCACCCCCAACCATGTACCACTTGTTATCAAGCTCAGCTTTAAGATGAGTAGCCACCAAACCCTTTTTCAAAGCTCTAGATTGAACGCGACTAAAAGAAAAATCCGCAGAACCATCGTTCACAAAATATTCAATGGAGTATCGGCTAAAAGCAAGCACCTTATTGTCCTGGCTTTTTTCAACACCAACGACAGGATCAGGAGAAAATTGAGCGACACCAAAGTCACTCGGCTCAATAGAAGTTTCATCACTTAAAAGGGTGTGATAAAGATCTTCACCATCAGTAAAAAAGTAGTAACCATCTATCCAACAAAAATCAATAGGATTTCCTAGTTCGGGATCTGTGACTTCCACATAACCATTAGTAGTGTCATATAGGTAAAAACGACCATCAGCGAGAACAGCTTGCGTATTAAAGGAGTAGTCCATCGTGACGGGAGGAATTGTGTTCGTCTGAGGGAAGTAACCAGTAACCGCACCAAGAACATTAACAACACCATCTTCATCAACTTCGATGAAATCATTACCATGAACCCTAAACTGATTTAATTGCCTTTCGTTATAGAAAGCACCTCGGCATTGAGCGCCAGCATCGCCAAACAATCTCAATCCATAGTTTTGGACCATGTATCCATCAGAGCCAAAGATCGGCTTAATAACAGCGTACATGTTCACAGGAAGCGCATCACGATAATCTGTTTCGCTACCAACCTTGTCACCCTTGATAAATGGTAAAGGCATTTCGGGCATTATATCACCTACTGACGATCTTTAAATCTTTGAACCACTTCGAACAATATTTGTCGAGTTTCAACCCTTCCGTTTGAAGTGGTTATGATAATAGTAACGAGCTGAGACAGTGCGCTGTTATTAAGAGGATTACTACCCTCGATTCGATAGAAAACGCTCTCATCATCGTTTGAATCATTAGAGAGAATTAAACCTGGATCAGCAACGATATCGTAAGAAGCGATTACTTCACCTGTATTCAGGTAAGCATCAAACTTCTCTTCGAAGTCATTAATATCACCAATGAAAATAGTTTTCTGAGCAGGGTTATTAATATTCGCATTAAACAAGCGATAAAAACGGGACCAACGATTGTATCTGAGAGTATTACCAGAGCCTCGCGCTTGACGTCTAGGAGGCTGAACCTGATTAAGCTTCTCTAGCATGGCCTGACCTGCAGCGGTACTGTATGAGCCAGAGGCTTGGTCTAGAAGAGCCTGGGGAACCGTTTTATTAAAATCTGAGATAAGCCTTACAGCAAGATTCGTCTCCATCATAAACTGATAAGAGCGAATAACACCTGTAGGAGTATTTGGATCTGGATCGTCTTCGAAGTTATAGCCTAAGACCATATTCCTTGCGAAGATTTCTGCCATAAAAGATTCAAGCTCTTTCAAGGCTAGCTCAAGGTCACTAGGAGTAGGGTCAACAGTTAAGCCTGATATCCGAAGCTTGGAGTAAGCCCCCTTAATGATATCAACTTTTAAAATATCCCCACCGACATCTGGAACAACAAACGGACTGACCTGTGTCATATAAACCTCAAGCTGAATTTAAAAAAAAGGGAGAGCAAACCCTCCCTTTTCTTGGTCACACACTAACTAACTTTAGCCGCGAATCGCAACACCGTTAGCACTTGGGTTTTTGTTGGTCACTTCGTACCAAGTGAACAAGCGGCATTGGAATGTCATGTCGTTGATGTTGCCATCGTAAGCCATGTACATTTTCTGACCGTTGCTCATGGTTTCAGAAATAACCTTCATGCCACCAAACTCGTTAAGAAGTTCGATAGGCGCGTCACCCGAAGTAACCTCAACGGAATCGTAATCCCAGAAGATGTTAGTCTTCGCGCTAGCATCGATATTCAATCGAGTAACGGTAGCACCGTTCAAGATTTGGTTATCAACATTAGCATACGCTTTCTGAAGAGCTGTTAAGCCTGGATCGTTTTGCGCGATAGGCTTAGGGAATACCTGGATAGTATCCGCGACATCGTCTTTAGCAACGATAGTGAAGGTCATCAACTGGTTAGTGTTAGTCTTATCAGTCAAGCCGATAGCATTAACACCAGAAACAGTGATCCGATCACCAATATTAAACGCAGCAGCGGCAGCAGCAGACAATTGAATGTCGCCAGATACTCGGTAGTCGACATTAGTAACGATCTTAGTTACTGCATCGATTGAACCGCCTTCTGGAGCGCCGGAGTAATCCGCAGCGATTGTCGCACCTGGATCAGCACCACCAGCAAGGTTAGGCAAGAATGAACCAGTGTGAACATCAAACTCAGCGACATTCTGACCAATCTGACCAGTTCTCCAAGTTTGCTCTGGACGACCCTGTAAGGTCTGACGACCAGCTAGATCAGCACTAAATGCCAAAGTATCACGATCATTCAAACAGAAGTGACGCATGCCTTTCTTGGTTTGACGCTCATTCATCAAAGCTTGCGCTTGAGAAACAAACTCATAACCAGAACCCGTTGAGATTCGATAGAAAAGAGAGCCAGTGTTTGCGATCAGAGACGCAATGTTAGCGTTAAGGATCGAAGCCTGTTTCATGCCAGACTCTTTACCTCGGCGCTCCCAGAATTGCATATCACGCAAATCGTCAGCTCGTTGCTTAACGAAATCGTTCTTAGGAGTACCTAACACAGCCGGATAGGTTTCTTCAATGATATCAGTTTCCTGACCAGTGATATCCCAACCGTCAATGATAGGCGCGTGTTGTTGTACTGGACGCCACACTACGTTTCCAGCGTTTTGCATGTCAGCCTCATTCGGCTTAAACACATCGACCAATCCAAGCAATTGAATTTGCTCTTCATGAGTTTCTAGGGCATTTTCAAATAATACCTCTGCAATTTTACCTGTTTGTGACATTTTAGTTCACCTTTACAAAAGATTATGGGCAGCTATCTCCACCCGTCTACATTAATCCCCTGCTGCTTAGCCTTACGCTTTAGTGAAATCCTGGCCTGAAGATCAGTTTCCTTCTCATACTGACGCTGCAGTTTAGAAGCATTCTCACTTCCACCAGCATCCCCTTCCAGCCTTGCGCCAGGAGCAGGAGCGTTCGATGATTTCTTACCAGCACCTTGAAACTCTTTGTTAAGCTCTCCCAGATACATGGCCGCAGATAGCCCCGAAGGATCTTCCTGCAACTTTCTCTGGAAAGTGGCACGTTTAGTTTTATTAACCCCAACAGAAAAAACAACTTTCTCGGAGCCTTTCCCTAAACGAGCGATAATTCCGTCCGCAATACTATCGCCATTTCCAGGCGAAACGTCATCAACCACCTTTCGGAAAGTCAAATCAGCTTGTTCGTACGCATCATCAGAAATACCAGCTTCTTTAACCAAAGCATCAACACGCTGATAATGTTCGCCTACAGCCTTCTCAGTCTTAGCTGCGGCCTCAGTCATCTGGGCAGTAGCGGCACTCTCCTGACTATGCTCTTGATTAAGAACAGAGTGTTCTTGACGAATCCACTCTTGCATAGCTGAAGAATACTGCTCACGATCATAACCAAAATCAGACTCCATCGGCATAGGCTTTCGCTCTACCTGCCCTGATGGTTGCTGTTGACTCTGACCGCCTCCACTTAATCTAGCATTCTCTTCCCTCAGTCGAGAAATCTCTTCCTCTAATCCTGAGTTCTTCTCCTGCTCGGCATGGAGCTTGCCTTTAAACTTGCGCCTAACAGCGGCAACATCACCGTCTGTAAACTTCTTGCCATCGCCATCGATTTCTTCATCATCAGGCTTCATCCAGCTTTCTAGTTCTGACTCGCCACCTTCATCATTGTTTAGATCCTCATCTAAATCACCTTTCGGCTCATCCTTTACAGGATCAATTTCTGGCTTTGCCTCATCACCCAAGGTTTCATCGGTTTCCTGCTCAAGAGCATCGGTATTCTCCAGAGCTTGTTTTTCCTCATCAGCCTTGTTTTGAGCTTTTAGTTCTGCAAGCGACATATTCATCTTTGTATCCTCGTAGATGTAACGATAAACCTTGTGACATTCTCACAAGTAAGAATTGCAATTTAACCTGTTTGCTTCAGTAATCTTGATAATAGGTCATTTTCTTGCATCAAAGAACATAATGGGTACACTACTCCTCTAGGAACTAAAACGGAGAGCCTAGACTTGTCTAATACAAAAACGGTAAGTGCAGAAGTTTTTAATAAACACCCTAAAGCGGTATACGATGAAGCAAAAGAAACTGGACGAGTAAAGATCCAGCACACTCGATACCCTGGAAAGATTTTTGAGATTATTTGTAGAAATAAAGGCGAAGATCTGCCGATATCAAATAACGCAAAACTAGAATCCTAAACCGCGAATCCCTGGTAAGAATTTATCCCTGTTTTCCCAAGCAGCCTTTGCTGGTCTGCCAATATATTTAGGGACAAGATACTCTCCGGCAGCAGCAGCCCCACCTTCAAGCAAAGCACCTTCCAAAGCAGCATCATCTGTAGCACCCCATAAAGCGCCCTGACCCGCACCACCAGCAACAGCTCTCGCATAGTCATCAACTCTAGGTGCATACTTCGCAACAGGAGCCACAGCTTTAGCCGCAGCAGCAGCGGAACTGATACCAGCCGGAAGGGTAGCCATGAATTCAGCACCCACCTCACCAACCGTAGCGGCTATCGGATGATCCTGGTAAACACCCTCGTCAAAATATCTCTGCTCCCGCTCTTTCTCGGCATCAAGTCTAGCAAGCTCCTCTTCGTCACCAGCAGCCCAGGCGTAAGCCTTCTTAGCCAAACGCCCGATATCAGTAAAACCCTTACCAGCGCCAATTACGCCAGCCTCGAGCGCAGGATTTCCTCTCAGCCAAAAGTCCATAGTCTGATCATACAAAGACATCTCTTCTGGACCCGCTTCAGGTAGATCGACAGGCATTGCATGCAATCCAGACATAGCGGTAAGCGATGCACCACCAAAACCAGCTTGCGATATCTTGTTCCAATCCGGCACTCTCTTATTAACCTTGGCGTCAGTCAGCTCTTTGGCAGTAGCTCGAATGGTCGTCTCAGGTAAATCAGAAGATTCTTTAAGCGCCTTAATATTTTCCAGGTAAGTCTCTGAGAGATCCACAGCCTTTGGAGTCATTCTCTGACCAACATCCTGTCTCGCCCGAAACGCACCGACTTGCTGCGACTTAGTAAACGGCTTACCCGCGACATTAGTCATACCAGATAAACGCTCCATCTCATCAGGGATAACAAACTCAGGCGGTATCGATTCTTCAAAACCACCCAAGCCTTTACCCTGGATAACGTGCGAATATGAGTCGGTTTGAGGATTATCTAGAAGCTCTGCCCCAGGCTTGCCCTGCCAAATAGAGAAGCCCATATCACCCGTATCAACAGCCTCAAGCTCTGGGATATTCATGGTGCGCTTCATCTCGTCATCAAACGTAGCAAAACCCTTATCCTTCCAGTTCTTTTTGCTCATAAAATTAACAAGCTGTTTACGGAATGCACCAGAACCTTCTTTCGGGAAGCTATTCTCACCATAGATCTGGTCTAAAGCTCGAGGGTCATCAATACCAACCCATTGTTTATTGCCACCCTTCGGATTTTGCTTTTTCAGAAAGTTATTAAACTCTCTATCGAAGAGCTGCTTATCTTTCTTGCT